AGAAGGAAAGTTGTTGAGTCTCTGACAAGAGATGCAGTTATGTATGAAATGTCTGAGGAACTTACCGTTACTGAAATGGAAAAATTCAAATCTCTGACTGAAGAGTTGGAATTTGTGAGTGAAGAAAGTTTCCGTCAGAAGCTCGACACACTGAAAGAAGGTTATTTCCCCAAAACTGGTGGACAAGAAACTTTCACGATTGTTGATGGAGATAGTGAAGAACCAGCACAGGACATTGATACGACTGCTACGATTAAAACGTACTTGTCGGCTATCAGTCGTACCAAATAGTGCATATTTTATAAATTAACTGTAGAAAAATAAAAGGAGAAACAAAAATGTTTCAAACAGAACATCTACAAGAAAAGTGGCAGCCAGTCCTAGATCATCCTGAACTTCCTAGAATCGATGATAACTATCGCCGTGCCGTCACAACCGTTATTCTTGAAAACCAAGAAAAAGCGTTGATGGAAGACCGTGCTTTCCTTTCGGAAGCCGCTCCTACCAACTCGACTGGTGGTTCCATTTCTAACTGGGATCCCATTCTCATCTCGCTCGTTCGTCGTGCGATGCCTAACCTGATCGCTTATGATATCTGCGGTGTCCAGCCTATGACTGGTCCGACAGGCCTCATTTTCGCGATGCGTGCTTCGTTCCTGTCTTCGGATGGTGCAGAAGCTCTGGTTGACGAAGCTCTGCCTGGTAAGGCTGGTGCTTCTAACCAAAACGCTGCTGGTACAACTGGTGGTGGTGATGTTGGTGCAACAGAAACTAATCCTGCCGTTCTGAACGACAGTCCTTCTGCTGGTACTTACACTTCTGCTACTGGTATGACGACTGCTCAGGGTGAAGCACTGGGTGATACATCCACAAATGCTTTCGCTGAAATGGCGTTCTCCATCGACAAGTCCACGGTTACCGCCGTGACTCGTGCTCTGAAAGCTGAGTACACGATGGAACTGGCTCAAGACCTGAAAGCGATTCATGGTTTGGACGCTGAAACAGAACTGGCTAACATCCTGAGTTCTGAAATTCTTGCTGAAATCAACCGTGAAGTTGTTCGCCGTGTTTATGTTGCTGCCGTCAAAGGTGCCCAGGTTAACACGACGACTGCCGGTATCTTCGACTTGGATACAGACTCCAATGGTCGTTGGTCGGTTGAGAAGTTCAAAGGTCTGATGTTCGGTATCGAGCGTGATGCAAATGCGATTGGTCAACAGACTCGTCGTGGTAAAGGTAACATGCTGATGTGTTCTGCTGACGTTGCGTCTGCATTGCAAATGGCTGGTATCCTTGACTACACGCCTGCTCTGAACAATAACCTGAACGTGGATGACACAACTACGACATTTGCTGGTGTCCTGAACGGTCGCTACAAAGTCTATGTTGACCCGTATGCCGCTAACGTTGCTGCTTCGCAGTATTATGTTGTTGGTTACAAGGGTACGTCCCCGTATGACGCTGGTATGTTCTACTGCCCGTATGTTCCGTTGCAAATGGTTCGTGCGGTTGGTGAAAACAGCTTCCAGCCGAAGATCGGGTTCAAGACTCGTTACGGTATGGCTGCTAACCCATTCGCTCAGACTGCTGGTGCAGTTGCTGCGGGTGACACGCAGAACACTGATGCCTCGATTGATGATGGCGTCAATGTTTACTACCGTCGCGTTAAGGTTGCAAACCTGATGTAAGACCCTTTCCACGACAAAAAAAGTAAAATAGTCGTGGACCTTCAGGGGGCGCAGTTTGCGCCCCCTTTTTTTTATCTTATAAATACTAGTATGGCAACAAGTTATGCACTATCAAGACAACCAGATGTGTTGGATTATGCAAGTCCAACACAGTTTAGTTTTGTAATCAATCAACTACCAAAGGTGCAGTTTTTTACTACAGCTTGCAGTTTGCCAGGTATTACTCTGGGAACAACAACTTTTCCTACCAGATTTACACAAGTTCCAATTCAAGGTGATAATGTAACATTTGAAAGTTTCAGTTTATCCTTTATTGTTGATGAACATCTTGAAAATTATTTGTCTCTTCATGATTGGATAACTGGAGCTGGTTTTCCAAAATCCACGGAACAGTTTCAAACCTTTAGAGATGAAACTTCTGAAACTTCAGATGTTGGTTATCAAAAAGCAGGAACAAGAACTGGTATGGTTACAAAGTCAGACAGAAATATGACTTCTGACTCAACACTAACGATACTATCTAACAAAAATAATCCCATTGTTGAAGTTAGATTTCGTGATATGTTCCCCACGTCGTTGAGTGCACTCAATTATGATCAGAGTGCAACAGATGTTGATTATATGAAAGCAAATGCAACTTTTGAATATCAATTATATGAAATTATAAAACTTTAGGATGATACATGGACAAATTGAGTGAGCTCGCAGCAGAGTCTAAGCGAGATTTAGATATTGATGATACCTTTGAAAATTTACACCAAGAATCATATAAGAACCAAAGAATTCGACCCAAATGGAGTGAGTACAAAGCAAAGTACAAACTTCTAATATTCCAACTGAAAGCTGACCATCGCAGACTATACTTAAACAAGTGGGAATATTACGCGGGCAAAGCTGACCCAAAAACTTATTCCGAAAAACCATTTGATATGAAAGTTCTCAAGACAGATCTTGATATGTATATCAATGCAGATGAAGAAATAATTGAAAGTGAAAAGAAGATTGAATATTACAAAACAATACTGGGTCTTATTGAAGATACACTAAAAAGTATAGAACAAAGAGGTTGGGATATTAAGAACGCCCAACAACAGCAGATACATTTGGCTGGAGGTTTTTGATATGGTTGATGTGAAAAAAATTAGTTTGTTCCCTACACAAATATATTCATTTAAAAGTGAAATGTCTGATGAACAGAATCAACTTATGTTGAATTATATTCACGGTAAATTTGATAACAAATACAGAGATGCACGCACAGGAGAGGGTGTGCCTTTTGGATTAGAACAGGGCGAAGATACTCTACAGAATATAGATGTTTTTAAACCACTAGTATATCTTGCAGAAGAACTCAGCAGAAATATATTTATTAATGAAGGATATAAGGAACAAAAAGTAGAAATAACTCAGATGTGGGCAAACAAACAAGAGAGTGGTAGTATACATCCACCCCACACGCATTCTAATAATTTACATTCTGGTATATACTATTTGAAAGCTGGTGAGAATACTGCTAACACACAGTTTTTTGAACCAAGACCACAGGTTAAATGTCTTGTTCCGAAAAGAGAAAAATTTATTATAGCTAACTCTAGTATGTTTCAAGTAAATTCTAAAACTGGAGAGGGAGTTATTTTTCCATCTTGGTTGCAGCATTGGGTGCCGCCGAATAAAGATGAACGTATTACAATTTCTTGGAATGTAATCATACGTGGCGAGTATGGAGAGGATAATACACTCCAAAATGCTAATATCTAAGAAGGATGAAGTACATCTTGTATTATCAGATGTAGAACCATCTATCGCAGCAGAACTAAACGACTTTTTCACATTCGAGGTTCCTGGCTTCAAATTTATGCCTGCATATCGTAGTCGTATGTGGGATGGTAAAATTCGTTTATTCAATATTCATACGGGAGAAATTTACGTTGGACTTTTACCTTACATAGAAGAGTATCTGCAAAACTCAAATGTAAAGTTTGAACTTGAAAAGGGTGTGGTAAGTAAAAGGCCTATCTCAAGAAAAAATGTTGAGGGTTTTGTAGAATCCCTAAAACCTACTCTTGGTGGTAAAAGAATCTCACTAAGAGATTATCAAGTTGATGCGGTTGCACATGCGATTGCATCAAACCGAGCTCTTCTCATTTCACCTACTGCATCTGGTAAGTCACTCATCATATATTCTCTTGTTCGTTACTATCACATCAAGAAACTGAAAACACTTATACTGGTTCCCACTACTTCATTAGTAGAACAAATGTACAAAGACTTTGAGGATTATGGTTGGGATGCAGAAATCTATTGTCAAAAAATTTATCAGGGGCATGACAGAAACATAACCAAGGATGTAGTTATATCAACATGGCAATCATTGCATAGAATGCCACCAAGATACTTCAAACAGTTTGGTTGTGTGATAGGAGATGAAGCTCATTTGTTCAAAGCAAAGTCTCTCACTGGTATCATGACTAAACTAAACAAATGCAAATATAGGTTTGGTTTAACAGGAACACTGGATGATACTCAAACACATCGTCTTGTTCTAGAGGGATTGTTTGGAAGATCTAAATATGTTATAACCACTAAAGATCTTATTGATAATAAGACATTGGCTAACTTAGATATTAATTGCATTGTGTTGCAACATTCTTCTGAAGACAGTCAAAAAGTAAGAGATTTTGATTATGCACAAGAACTGGAATTTATCATCACAAAACCTGAAAGGAATGATTTTCTTGTTAATCTTATGGGGCAGCTCAATGGTAACACACTATGTCTTTTTCTATTCGTAGAAAAACATGGTCAGGTTTTGTATGATTTGTTAAAGGATAAATATAAAGACAAACCAATATTCTTCGTATATGGTGGTGTGAATACAGAAACCAGAGAAGAAATTAGAGAGATAATTGAAAATGAAACAAATGCAATCATTGTTGCGAGCTATGGCACCTTTAGCACTGGTATCAACATTCGTAATATCCACAACATCGTGTTCTCTTCACCGTCCAAGTCTAAAATCAGAGTCTTGCAGTCCATCGGAAGAGGCCTGCGAAAGACTGACACTAAAAGTACCATTCGATTATTCGATGTTGCCGACGACCTCAACGTCACTGATACTAAAGTCAATTTTTCATTAAGACATTTTTACGAACGCCTTAAGATATACAAGAGCCAACAATTCAACTATAAAGTCAATAGGGTTAAACTATGAAAGAATCAGTTACAATTCTAAAATTGACCAATGGTGAAAATATTATTGGAAAGGTAGTAAAATCTGAAAATACTATAGATATATCTTTGCCATTAAAATTTATGATTATGCCAAAAATGACAGAGACTGGGTTTGCTGAATCTTTAAGTTTATCACCTTGGATTCATCCACTAACGGATGAAGAATATATAACTATAAACTCTAACCACGTTATTATGTCTACACTAGCATCAAGCGCTCTAACAAGTTACTATATTCATTGTGTTGATCAATTTAATATCGCTAAAAAAGACGCATTTCTTTATGAATCAGAATCAGAACCAACGAATGAAGAGCTAGAAGAGCTAGAAGAGATTGAAGAAGAGGAACTTAAAGAGTTTATAAGGAATATAGAACCAGATAAAACTATTCATTAACCGCCCCACATAGGCTATTATAGGGATGTAGAGACTGTCTGTCAAGTGTTTTTACAACTATATTGACATATTTGTATCTTTGTGGTATATTATATCATCAAAGGAGATTAAACGTGACTAAGAAAAAAAGTGTTCATTATGTGGACAATAAAAAGTTTCTACAAGCTATGACAGAGTGGAAAGAAAATTGTGCCATGGCAGAAGAGGCAGATGATCCCAAACCACCTCTAACAAATTATATTGGTGAGTGTTTTCTAAAAATTGCAACCCATTTATCCTATCGTCCAAATTTTATTAATTACTCATATCGTGATGAAATGATATCTGATGGCATTCAGAATTGTTTGCAGTATGCACATAATTTTGACCCAGAAAAATCTAAAAATCCATTTGCGTATTTTACACAGATAATTTACTATGCCTTTATCAGGCGTATAGCGGTAGAAAAGAAACAGACGCATGTTAAAAATATGATGATTGAAAAACAAAGTTATGAATCTTTCGTAACAATGGAAGGTGATGATACTGTGTATAATATTGATCTTCCATATGATGTTTTATTGAATCATCTGGATCATAATGTGGAAGTACGCGAGACTAAGAAACAAGAAACTAAAAAGAAAGGTTTAGAAATCTTTATGGAGAAAGACGCTTGAAAATAGCATTGGTTACCGATACTCATTTTGGAGCGAGAAATGATAGCCTTGCATTCAATGATTACTTCTTTGAGTTCTATGAGAAAATTTTCTTTCCTTATCTCAAAGACAACAACATAACCACTGTTGTTCATCTCGGTGATGTGATGGACAGAAGAAAGTTCGTATCATATAGAATCGCAAAGGATTTTCGTGAGAGGTTTATAGACCAATTTACGGGTATTGATTTTCATATGATTGTAGGCAATCACGATACCTATTACAAAAACACCAACTCAGTTAATTCTCTGCAAGAACTGGTGGACGGTAAGCACAGTAATATCACAGTATATCCAGAAGCCACTGAAGTAGATTTTGACGGATGTAAGGTATTGTTTGTACCCTGGATTAACAGTGAGAATATGTCTAACACCATGAAGATGTTGAAAACATCCACTGCACAAATCTGTATGGGCCATTTAGAGTTGAATGGTTTTGAAATGCAGAAAGGATTTTTCATGGATCATGGTTGGGACAAAAATGAATTCAACCGTTTTGATATGGTAATGAGTGGACACTATCATCACAAGTCTGATGATGGACATGTATATTATCTCGGCACACCATATGAAATCTATTGGAATGACTGGGGTGACCCAAAAGGATTTCATGTGTTTGACACAGAAACAAGACAACTAGAACGTATCGTAAATCCCTTGACAATATACTCCAAAATATATTATGATGATAGTGCAGAGATGAATGATGACATGACACAATACAAGGACAAGTATGTCAAGTTGATTGTGGTCAACAAGAAAGACCTTTATCAGTTTGATAAGTTTGTAGATAAACTCTTACAGGCTGATTGTCACGAGGTTAAGATTGTAGAAGACTTTTCAGAGTTAGATGCGAACAATGTGTCGGATGATATTGTTGAGAACACTGAGGACACTATGACACTGCTTGAGCGGTATATTGACGAGCTAGATGTAACATTGAGTAAAGATAGGTTGAAGAACACTATGAGGACTCTATACACTGAGGCACAGGACTTAGAGATTTGATAAATTTTGAAAAGGTTCGTTGGAAGAATTTCTTATCAACCGGCAACCAATTTACTGAGATAGAACT